AATAGGCAATTGTACCCTTTGCTTTATGAAAGGTAAAAATGCAATCATTAGTATTTTATCAAGTTACCCTGAATTGGCAGAGCCTTGGATTAAGGATGAAGAACTAACAGGATATACATATTTAAAAGATGTAAGTATTAAGCAACTTAAATCAATAGCAGATAATAATCTATTTAAAAATATAAACCTTAACGAAATGGCACCAGCTTTTGATTGTGCCTGTACAACTTAAATCTATGTCAAAAGTCTTAATTGTTCTTTTAGAATACTACGAGCCTGACTTTCAGGAAACAGTCAAGTGTGTAGAAGCTACTGACCTACCTTTTGAGGTAGTAAGTAGAGATGGAGTAGGTAATATGTCAAGAGCCTACAATTCAATCCTTATGGACCCTTTATGGAAAGCAGACTATTTGTGGTTTGTTAGTAATATAACTTTTGATCCTGATTTACCACATAAATTAGCATATGAAATGGCTAAGGGGGAATGGGCAGCCTTACACCCATCAATGCAATCCTCTGACCATAGATTCCAATGGCCTATAAAAGACTTTCAAGGCACTAAAGAGACACCCTTTGTAGAGTGGACAGCACCTATGGTTAATGCTGAGGTATTTAGTGATAACCCATTAGATGAGATGTTAGCTTACTATTATATGGACCTTGATTGGTGTCACAGAGTAAAAGAAAAAGGTTATAAGGTAGGAGTACACTATGGAACACAGATTGGACACACTTACTTAAGAAACAAAGAAGGACATCCTATAAGAGCAATAAGAAGTCAACTAAGAAACTATTGGACACCCATAAGTCAAAGACATATGACTGAAAAATATGGGAAAAATTGGCAAACTAAACTATGGCCTAAGTAATTATATGCAAAAAGTAGCGAAAATCACTAACTTATGCAAAAAGTAACTAATTCGGATATAATCCGAGTAGTAAAGTAATTCTTGACAACTGAAATATATGACACACACAGAATTAAAGGGAATTTACCACGAGCTTGCCTTTTGGCAACAATTTGTAAAGACAGACCGATTCCTTAGCGGATGGGTTAAAAAAGTAAAGACACCTGAGCTTCATCAAGAGGTAGCGGACTTTATTTTAAGTGTTCCACATAACACAGTCTTAGATGTAGGATCAGGAGTAGTCTCTATTCTTAATGGCTTAGTAGAAGTTAGGGCTGTGGACCCATTAGGTGACCTTTACAGGCTTGTCTTTGATTATGAGAGGCATAAGGTAGCTCCACCAATGGCTTTTCCTGCTGAGGAGTTACCCTTTAAAAATGACTACGATATAGTTCACATAAGTAATGCCATTGACCACACCCAAGACCCTTATAAAGCCTATAATGCCCTTTTAAAGGCAGTCAAGCCTGGAGGCTATTTAATCATACAAGGTTTTGAAGATGAGGCAACCCACGAAAATTGGCAAGGCTTTCACCAAAATGACATTTTTGTAGAGGAGATATGGGATGACAAAAAGGACTACTTACTTAGACTTAAAAAGGCTGATGGCTATATAGAAACAATAGGACAAGACCCTCATCAAGTAATACAAAAGACCATAGGAAACAAAAGGTGGTTTATTTGGATAGTAAAAAAATAATTTATGACAATCTGTGTAGATGTAGATGGAGTTCTAACTGATGGTAAGATATGGGTTAACCATCAAGGGGAAATAATTAAGTCATTTAACAACAAGGACTTAGGAGCAATTAAAGAGCTATTAGCAATGGGCTTTCAAGTTCATATAGTAACAGCTTCTTCTTGGCCAGGATCAGAGTATTACCTAAAAAGGTCCGGTGCAGAGATTCATAATATTAGAAACAAAGAGTCTATACCTTTTGATTATCAAATAGCAATAGGAGACTCAGCTTGGGACATACCAATGCTACAAAAAGCTAAATACTGTTTCTGCCCATCAGATGCATCTAAAGAAATAAAGGAATTAGATGGGATGCACATATTAGAGAGTAAAGGAGGTCAAGGAGTAATGTTAGAAATGGTAAGAATACTTACTGAGTGGAACCCTAAGTTGTGAATAAGTATTTTTGCTAATATGACTAAAATTGATTATATTTGGGGGTGATTAGTAAAGTTAAGAATTAGATACAGCCCTTAGTCATTCAGTTGGCTAAGGGTTTTTATTTATATGCCTTATAAAAGCCAAAAATCGGCTAACAAATAAATGTCATCACTCAGCCCAATAGATTGGAACCTTGTAGCAGAATACCTAGAAGCAGGATGCTCAGGGGTTGAAATTGCAGCTCAGCTTGGAGTCCACGAAAACACTCTGTATCAAAGATGTAAGTCAGATTTGGATAAAGATTTTGTGGCATTTAAGCAAGAAAAGCAAGCCTCAGGAGATAGTATTTTAAGGAAGGTCCAATACGAAGCAGCAATCAAAGATAAAGACCGCACAATGCTAATATGGTTAGGCAAGCAAAGATTAGGTCAAAAAGAAAAAGCAGAACAAGACATTAAGGTTGATGGTGGCATAAATATCTTATTTAAGCCAGCCAATGAAGGAAGTAACGGTTAGATATACTAAGGTCTTTGAATGGAATTTGGAGGCTTATCAAGCCAAGACTTACCGAGTGATTGCCAATCAGGGATCAACAAGGTCAGGCAAAACTTATTCCATTTCACAGCTATTAGCTCTTTACATACCGCATAAAGAAAAGGTTACTATTTCGGTGGTTAGTCCTTCCTTACCTCACTTAAAAAGAGGAGCAAGGAGAGACATTTTACAAATCTTAGAGGATGCTGGTATCTACTCAGATGAAGCATTTAACAAGACTGACAATGTTTATCACTATCCTAATGGCAGTTACATTGAGTTTTTTGGTGCTGAAGATTCAGGAAAGGTTAGAGGACCAGGCAGAGATATTCTTTACATAAATGAAGCAAATCTACTACCACACTCTATTTACCAACAATTAGCCCTAAGAACTAAACAGACAATCTTTTTGGACTTCAACCCTGTGGATGAGGCCTCTTGGGTTTATGATGTAGCTGACAAGGAAAACAATAAACTAATCCACTCTACCTATAAGAACAATCCCTTCCTCCCTAAAGAACAGATAGCTGAGATTGAAAGTCTCAGAGATGCTGATGAGAATATGTGGAAGGTGTTCGGGTTAGGAGAGAGAGGTAAAAGTCAGGAGATTATTTACACCCATTGGAAACAAGGACCTTTTAGAGAAGATTCAGAGGTTGTCTATGGTTTAGACTTTGGCTATTCAGTACCAACTGCACTAATCAAAGTAGGGTTTAAAGATAATCAAACCTATGCACACGAAATGTTATACGAAACAAGGCTAACAACATCTGACCTAATAGAGAAGATGAAAGCCTTAGACATCAGAAAGTCTGATGAGATATTTTGTGATGCAGCAGAACCTAAGACAATAGAAGAACTTGTCAGAGCAGGGTACAATGCAAAGCCAGCCGAAAAGGATGTCTATGCAGGAATTCAAAAGGTAAAAAGCCAACCTCTGACAGTAACACCTGAATCAACCAATCTCATAAAAGAGATTAGATCCTACAAGTGGAAAACAGATAAGGATGGCAAAGTGCATCCTGATGAGAGTCCGGTTAAGATGTGGGATCACGGTTGTGATGCTATGCGATATGCGATATTTACAAAACTAAACAAGCCAAGATTTGAGGTCTTAGCTTGGTAAAGATATAAAATGGGCAAGATACAAGATGCGTGGAATGTGTTGAGAGGTAAGGCTCTACCCCTAATGAATATAGGGCAGCCTTTTGCTTCTTACACAATGATGGGTGGAACCTATGTAGGTATTGCCGACAACAGAAAGAATTACATCACAGATGGATATCAGGTCAATGATATCATTTACACAGCAGTCTCTTTAATTACAGATAAAGTTAGACTACCTGAGTGGGCAGCTTATAAGATTGTTGATGAGGCAGCCTTTAAGTCTTACCAAGGGTTAATGAGAAAGAAGGATATCAGCACACAAGACTTCAAGAAAGCTGTTAAATACAGAAAGAAAGCCTTAGAGCCTATTTATGTTGACAGACTATCTGAGCTTCTTAAATATCCCAATGACTATGAGACATTCCAAGATTTAGTAGCCAATTCAAGTGGATGGAAACTAATCACAGGAGGTAGAACTATTTGGTCTCAGATGTTGGATATGGGTGCTAATGCTGGCAAACCATTTCAACTGCATAACCTTCCTTATCAAGAGGTTTCAATCATTGCTACCACAAATCAATTCCCAATAGTGGAGCAGGCTTATGTGATGACCAATCTTGCTGAGGCTTATTTCCCTAAGAGTCAGGTTTTGCACGATAAATACCAAAACTATGACTGGGATGTAAATGGCGCACACCTTTATGGTATGAGTCCTTTAAAGGCTGCATTGAGAAGGTTAAGCCGTTCTAACTCAGCTATCAAGGCATCAGCCGCAATGTTAGAGAATCAAGGTGTCAAAGGTGTTCTTTATATGGATGACCCTAGAGTTTTATCTAATGGCATTGATCCTTTAGACACAAGAAAGCAAGTAGAAGCAGTAAAGCAGAAACTTGTAGGCAAAGGTGAGTGGGTAGGTTCAGACAATTGGGGTAGAATAGGAGTGAGTGGTTATAAGTTAGGATGGCAGTCTGTAGGACTTAGCCCTGTTGACTTATCAATCATTGAGTCTGAGAAATGGGACCTAAAGAGATTTGGGGCTGTTTATGGTGTTCCAAGTCAATTAATGGGAGATTCTGATACTTCTACTTATAACAATGTCAGAGAGGCTGAGAAAGCCCTTACAGCTCGCTGTGCAATCCCTCAGTTGGTTTCCTTTAGGAATCACTTTAACCGTAAGCTCCAAACAGATTGGGGTTATAAGGGACAGAATATATATGTTGACTTTGATCATACTGTATTTACTGAACTACAAGAGGATGTTAAGGAAAAATCAACCTGGATTAACCAACTCAGAGCTTTAAGTCCTAATGAACAAAGAATGCACTTAGGCCTTGAAAGAATAGATAACCCTCTATTTGATGAACCTTGGATAACTACTCAGGATGGTATGCCATTAAGTGAGTATGATGTTAAGGAAGATGAGATGGAGAAGGAATTAGAAGATGAAAGTCCTGATAGTGAGGAAATGGATGAGGAGGTAGATGATTGAGGATATAATAAAGCAGACTTATCCAATAACTAAAAAGGAAAAGTGCTGTGCAATGTTAAAAGCCAAAATGGAGGCCAAAAGACAGGCTTTAAGAGATAGGTTAAATGACCAACAACGAAAGGATAGAATGGGCAAAGAAGTTCCACAGGACCAACCGGAAATTTGGCAGCCAATTCTTCCCTAAGGTTAAAAGGTCATTAGATAAGGTTGTTAGTTCTTTGATAGGTACTATAAAGAGAAAAGGAGCAAGGCAAACACTTGTGGAGCTTCGTACTAAGTTATGGAGTGATGACTTAAATAAGCCAATAGCAGACATCTACAAAAAAGTAGGTGTTTACTATGCCAATGAAACCTACAAACAGATTAGGCGAGAGATTGCCCAAAAAGGATTAGGTAGAGATGAGGCTTGGATTAAGTTTATACAAGATGAGCTGCAAAAGACCTTACTTCAGTATGCAGTAGTCAAAACCTCTGAGACACTTAGAAATCATTTAATCTTAGTCTTACAGTCAGCTATCTCAAAAGAGTTGACTATAGATGAGATTGTTAAATTGTTTGAGACATCAGGGTTTACTGCAATGCAAGCTGAGAGAATAATTAGAACTGAGGTAGGTAGAGCAGCCAACACAGGTGTAAAAGCGGCAGCAGAGGGGTTTAATTACGAAATGGTCAAAGAGTGGATAGCTTTTAGAGATTCCCGGACCAGGGGTTTTAAACCTGAGCAACCTAAGGACCACTATCATATGGATGGGCAAGTAGTTGACTTTTATGACAACTTCACAGACCCAAGAAGTGGTGAGCAGATTGAATACCCATTAGCTCCTGGAGGATCAGCAGCAATGGTGATTAATTGCAGGTGTAGTTATATAGTAGTGCCTAAAAGAGACAGCAGAGGACAACTAATCAGAACATAATTTGGGAGGTGATTAGGTGGCAATAGCCAATACTGCGACAATGAAACAAGAACCAGACCTAACCCTCCCTAAATGAAAGAAACTATGAAAAGATATTTTGAGCAAAAACTGATAACAGACTCTGTAAGAGATGTATCAGAGACTTCAAGGAAAGTAAAAGTAGCCATTAGTCAGATGGGTTCTAAGGACTATGACAATGATGTTATTGACCACGGAGCTTATAACAAGACTATGGCAGAAAGAGGTCCTAAGGGTGCTAATCTTATTTGGCACTTAACAGACCACAACCCATCACTAAAATCAGCCATTGGCAAATTCTCTGAGTTGTATGTAGAGGATAACTACTTAGTAGGAGTTACTGATGTACCTAACACAACTTGGGGCAATGATGTTTTAGAGTTCTACAAGTCAGGTCATATTAACCAGCACTCTGTAGGGTTTAGAACTATTAAGGCTGAAGCACAACAGAAAGGACAAGCAGAGGAGTATAACCTAATCAAGGAAATACTTTTGTTTGAAGGTTCTGCTGTACTATGGGGAGCCAACCCAAACACACCAACTCTAACAGTAGGCAAAGGCCTAACTAAGGAGGAAATCACAGATCAACACGAAAAGCTAAGCAAAGAGCTTAATATGTTAATTAAGAGTCTCAAAGATGGTAGATTTACTGATGAGGCTTTTGAGTTTATCGAGATTCGCTTTGCACAAGTTAATGAAGCAATTAAGTCACTCTTATCTACTGAGGCCACTCCTATTGTGGAGCAACCCGCTGAAGCAGTTGCAGAAACTAAGGAGCCGGTTATTGATGTAAGTGACCTTAAGCATACATTGAACAATTTTATTTACAAATTAAATTCCTAAAAAGTGGAAGAATTAAAATCAATCGAGGCCTCAGTAAAATCTGCTACTGAGTCTGTTGAAAAAATGAAAGCGGCTAATGAAGCTGCTATTGCAGATGTTAAAACACAAGTAGCTGAAGTAAAGGCTGCTGTAGTTACTATGGATGAGGCTGCTAAGAAAAATCAAGCTGCCCTTGACCAAATGATTGCTGAGAAGGCTGCTAAGACTGTAAACAACAAAAATAAGTCTTTCGGTGACGCTTTCTCTGAGCAAATTGCTGAGGCATTTGATTCTAAGCAAGCTGAAATCAATGAGTTCCAGCGTAACAAAAATGCTAAGTTGACTATTGACCTCAAAGCTGTAGGTACAATGACAACTTCTGCTAACCTTTCAGGTGATGGTGTTGCTACTTACAACACTCGCCAAGGTTTAGTACCTGCTCAGAAAGTAAATTTTCGTGACCTTATCCCAACTGCTGTAAGTCCTACAGGATTGTATGTGACTTATCGTGAGACAGGAACTGAAGGTTCTATCGGTATCCAAACTGAAGGTAACCTAAAGTCTCAGATTGACTATGACCTTACAGAGGTTAAAGTTGTTTCTGACTACATTGCTGGTTTTGCTCGTTTCTCTAAGCAGATGATGTTCCAACTTCCTTTCTTGCAGAACACTTTGCAGCGTATGTTGCTCCGTGACTTCTACAAAAAAGAGAATAGCACTTTCTTCTCTGCTGTTAGCTCTGCTGCAACAGGTAGCACAACAACTGCTGCTTCTGTAGATGCTGAGCAATTAGTAGATTGGATTGCTAATCAATTGGATGCAAACTTCGAGGCTTCTTTTGCCTTAGTATCTTATGCTCAATGGGCTGACTTGTTAAAGACTAAGCCTACTGACTACTCTGTACCTGGTGGTGTTATCATTGATCCTAACGG